AAGAATAAACATTTCCTGTTCAAGTATTTTAAAACTATTGTTTACAGATGTCAAATGATAGACAGAAAAAAAATATTAAGTTATAATTTTTTGCAAGTAAGTCATCATTTTTGATGATGGTTTGCATTTCCTAACATCAAGGGGAATTATAAAAGTTTAGATAGTGATTCATCATGACCAAAAAAAACAACACAATTCCCCCTGATGAATCTCAATCAAAGTTTTATACTGGTAATGTAATTACATTTTCAACTGATTTACCACCTTCTCAAATTCGTGGCAATCATAGGTCACATTTTAGAACCTTCAGAAAGTATTATAAAAACTTTCAAGAACAAGGTCTTGTAGCTTTGCACAACGCTTTGTTAAAAATAACTTTTGAATTACCATTTAAAAAAGCAATTATTGTTAATACTTTTTACAACAACAGATTGTTAGATTTAGACAATTTTGGATATGGCATGAAAGCCATACAAGATGTACTGGTTTACAAAAAAGTATTAATTGATGATGATGCGTTAAGCATCACACCTATAAATAGGTTTCGTAAATGTACCAAAAATGAACGTAGAGTAGATGTAACAGTGTTTGATATTACTAATTACAAAAGCGTGTCTATTGTGGCTGATTCTGATTTTCTTTTAACGCTTTAATTAATTTCCAATATTTAGACATTAATTGACTGCGTTCTTCATTTGTTATCTTACCATCTGCAACTGCGTTTTTAGATGTTTCAATTAATTCCATTAATTCATCTAATGCTGAAACATTATCAACTGCAAATTTAAAAACCTTTCTCCATTTAATTTCCATAAGTTTCTTAATCATCTTTACTCCAATCTTTTACTTTTGTGCCACCCCAGTATTCAACTGCAAGTCCACATTTAATTAATTGACTACCAGCATTTTGCCATATATCGCCATTTTTAACAAACAAATGTCCTAATACCCTACCATATTTACCTGTACCTTTTGCAGATATAGATTGTATGGCAAGGTCATTGTTACCTATTATTAACCTTAACATATCTCTTGCCTGATAGCCTTTTGCTTTTTCTATTTTGCTTTTTGTTCTTAGTTCAGGTGTATCAATTCCTATGATTCTAAAACTATTTATGTATTTCATCTTAAAACCCATATCAATTACCAGGTTTGAAATAGTATCACCATCATAAATTGAATCAATTCCCCTTTTTGCGTCTAAACTTGCTTTATATGTATAAAAATCCATTATTCATTCTCTAACACTTTTAATGACACACCACCTAAAAACCCAAATATACCACCTATTACAGCAGTTACTATTTCAGTAGCTTCCATCTTCCAACCTACATATATAGCTATTACACTAAACAAAGTTGCACATACTATTGCTAAAAAAATTTGTGGTCTAAAACCCTTCATTTATTGTCCCCCTTGAACACGTTTTTTAAATCGTCATATTTATTCCACACCTTATCTTCTAAGCCACTATGCTTGTACCAGTGTTGAATTAAATATGTTACAGATGCAGTAAGTATGATTGTACTAATTGCAATATTAACTTTCTTTTTCATGTTGCCCCTTTATGTTTTATTCTGTTGGTAAACTTGCCACTTCTGACGTGAGCAATTCAGCGTTATCATCAACCACCCAGTGAACTGCATTTACTGATGCTTCAATTTTAAAATCTTTTGTACCAAATCCATCTCCAGCACCTATTCTGTTGTGACTAATAATTACTGTATCAGCCTTTACTCTCTTAATGTTACAAGTCCCCCCCTTGCTTACAATATTGGTCATTGTCAGTTTGCCAATTTGCCCATTAACATTGTTAGTATCTGCTGATAAATGGATTCTGTCATATAATCCATAATCAGTTTTAAGTGACTTAGATTGAAAATGCCCACCAATTATTGCTCTTCTTAATCCTGTACCAGCACTTTGGGTAATGCTCTGTCCATCTGATAGGTTTCCAATAATTTGAATTTCATGTGCAATAACATCTTGTACAATCAACTGTTTGCACCTGTTATAACTAAATTCTAGCGTTCCCACTTCCAACCAGGTAGAAACACCACCTGAATTTGTTCCTTCTACAAGAATTGCTTCTGTTTTACCTGAAGGCAACGTGCTACTATTATAGGCAGTTCCTATACTGGTATTTGAAATAGACACTTCAGCAATTGGCAGTGTCCCAACAATAACTCTAAGCGTGTTGTCATCATCTTGCCTTTTAAGTGCTTGTTCTAGTGTTTCATCAGGTATATTTATATTACCAGTAGGATTGTTACTAGAATAATACCCAGCATCACCATTTTCAAATGTTCTATCAGCTAATATCGTTTCATTAACCACAATAGAACCACCAACAGTAGATGATACAGTTAGTAAACCAAGAGCCATATTGGGTGAAAACCCTAATGCTCTTAATAGACTATAAGGTGATTTGGCTATATTAAATGCCATCTTCCATTTTTTACTTTCACTATTTAAGTATTCTATTTTTGCAAATAACCAATCACGCCATATTCTAATTTTGTTATAAGCATTTACTGGAAAGTTAATAATTGCTTTTGGACTAGACTTAATTGCTCTTAATACTTTGCCTATACTTCTTATATGTATAGCTAAACCTAAAGCAATCATACCACCTGATATAGACCATGCTATATACCCTTGTTCTTGCCACCATTTGACGTCAGCAAACAAGGTTTCAAGCGTGTAATTTGCATATTGCAAATCAGGTAAATAACTTGCTATAAATGGCACTGGATTAATATAGCTACTAAAAGCTAAAATACCACCACCACTGATAATAACCACAGTGAATGTATTTAAGGTAAACTTGCCAATACCTTTTAAAATTTTTTTTATATTAGGTTTTTTAAATCCTGGTAATTTTATATTTAATTTTTTCATAAGCATCTCCTTTTAAATTAGCAATGCAACAATTAAGCCTATTATAAATATAACAAATGTTACTAACAAGACGTTTCTTGTTTTAAAGAACGTGTTTAAAATTTCATGTTTTAAGTTAATCATTTTTATGTTTATTGCATCTATTTTTCTTTCTATTAATTCCATATCTTTTTCAGTTATTTCTTTTTTGTTTTTCATATTCCTACCAATTTGTTAATAAATTGGCACTAATCACCTACACAAAGGGACAACGTTCCACATAGGTAACTAGTGCCTATCCAAACACAAGGTTTGGATATATTATGATGTATATATTTCTCTAACACTAATTGCCCCATCAAATGTTGCTGAACCACTTCCACCACCTTCAACACTCATTTTAAAAACTTTTGAAGATGTAGCTGGATTATTAACTGTTTGATTAAATATAATTCTGTTTTGTCCAGCAGATAATTGTCCAGCAGACCTTGTTTCTGTTTCTATAACAGAACCATCAAAATAAAACTTAAATGTTCCTGTTAAATTTACATGACCAGCTCTGATAACTATTACTGCACTAGCAACATAATACCTTCCACTACCACCAGCAGTAATACTTAAAGTTGTTCCAAAATCTTTTTCTCCACTGTCACTACTCATATCATAAGTTTGAGCAGTGTTGACTTCAACAATTTGTCCTACTGTTAAAACATCTGATGATAGTGCTAACCTAGTAGCAGAACCACCATACGCCCTGTAATACAAGCCATCAGATTTTGTATATAAAGTTGTATGACCTGATGCTGGTGCTGAAGGGTCTGACCCCTGATGGTCATAAGTTATTGTGTCAACGTTGTTTAATGCACTTGAGCCATCTCCATTACTTCCTGAATGTGTATGCAATTTTAATGCTTCAAAATTGTCCCTAATGTGTGTATTCATTATTGTATGCGTTACTAATTCTCCACTTGTCCAATCTCTTGGTGTTGTCCATGCCATAATTTACTCCTTTAAGCAGTTTGAACCTGGTCTGCTGAACCACCAGCTTGTCTAATAAACAAACCACCTGATTTAAAATATACAATGCAATGACCTGAATCAGGTGCAGATGGGTCACTTCCTTGATGGTCATGTATAATTGTATCTACATCACTTAAGTTTGATGAACCATCACCATCAGCACCACTATGTGTATGCCCACTTAAAGCATCAAAGTTTGCTTTAATGTAAGTATCACACCATGCTTCAGTAATTTGTGTTCCTACGTCTACATAAGGTACATTTGTCCAAGCCATAATTAATATCCTATAAATGTTTCTGATTCTAATAAACTAACACCCATCACCCAAAACTTTCCAATAGAAGATACTGGTGATAAAGCATATACTACAGTATGTATTTTGTTGCTATCTACAAAATGACTTTCATTTTCAATAAAAAAATCTTTATCTGCTGAAAGCAATCCTGTTTTAGTATGAGCATCTAAGGTTATTCTGTGTGATATGTCTAAAGACATGATATTGTCTAGCGTTGTATCATTTCTGTTTGCTGGAATAGTAACGCTTAATATTTGCAATGGGTCTTTAAATCTTACAAGGTTATATTGACACCATCTAAAACCTTCTTCACTATCAGGAACAAATGGTGCAGTTGAATCATGCACTCTTTTACCAAATGCAGTTTCACTTGTAGAATCACTTGCAGTTATTTGAGTATCATCAAGTGATGAAGTTACTGTTGCTCTTGCTTGTAGTTTGGTTATATAAACTGTACTGGCATTACCATTAGTCAAAGTAATATCCATATAATTAGCAGTTTTAACATTTGCAATAGTTAAATCACTTGTTGCGTTACTTCCTGAACCATCAGCAGAAGTGTTTGCCAGTACATCTGTTGTACTTGCAGTGCTTGTCCACGCATTAATACTGTCAGCACTTGTATAAATAGATTGCATGGTGTCTGAAGTTAATTGTGGAAAGAACGCCCTGTATATTCTTGTTTGTCCACTTGGTATAGCTGGTGAATCAGCACCTGTTTCTGCATGAACCCACACTACATCAGCACTTGATTCTGTTTGATAGTTTTTAATATTAACTGTAATTTCATTAAATATATTTTTTATTGAATCTTCTTGTTCAATTCTGTTAAAACTAAAATTGCTTGTACTGGTAGCATCAGATAAAGTAGCCTGACTTGTAGTGGCAGTTGTGTCTACTTGTCTTGCCTGACGTTTTTCAAACTTAATTTTGCCATCTTTTGTTTCAGATACAAAACCATTTTCACTGTTTTCAACCATTCTTAAAGCATCAATTGTTTTTGTATCTGCTGGTATTGTAAATCTTTTTATTGTTGTATTACCTGTATCTAAATCTCTATCACTTGCCCCCCAACCTGAAGCATCTAAAATATCACCTATTGCAGTACCAGTGTTTCTGTCTGTTTGTGGTGCAACCTTTACTGTTTTTTGATTAAGATAACCTAGTGACCCAATTGCTTCTAACACTGCAAAGTCATTCCCTTGTAAACCAGGAAATGGCACAATAGATTTTACAAACCCTGTCCATACAATTTGATTGAATCTAAATGGAAATGTATAAGCAAAGCTACCAGCACCCATTTGCAAACTTACCTTTCTACCTGGTACAAGATTACCAAACAAAGCACCATCACTTTTAAATGGACTAAATATGCCAGTTGTATTTCTTAATACTGCCCTTAACGTACCACTAACAGAATCACCTGTAAGATTGTTTGCAAAGTCACGCCCCCTGTCCCAATTTAATTGTTGGACATGAGAACTTATGTTTTCATTAGAATCTGCATAATCTCCATCATTATTCCAATCTACATATAATTGATAATTTGTAGTTGCCATTATTCCTTCTTCTTATTTTGCAATTGTTTCAATTGATTAATTTCTTTTACTAAATTTTCATTTGATTCAGATAAAACGCAAAACATTAACTTATGCCACGCTAGGTCATCATATTCTCTTAATTTTTTTAATGTTGTATCTGTAATATTCACTTTGTATTGTAAATTTTCTTGCATAGTTGTCCCCTTTATTTGTTAATTATGTACTGGTGTATTTATCTTGTATAGCCTTCCATTCTTTATAGACATCAGAATTTTTAGCATCATCACCAAAATGACCATCACCAATTTCAGTCATAAAATTATTTAAAAAATTAAAATAATTATTCATTTTATTATTAGACATTATTGCATCTTCTCTCATTTGCAAATAATCTGCATGACTTCCACCACTTGCATAAATGTCATCATAGCTTTGTTGTGCAGTCATATTTGTTGCTTGTCTAGTTATTTCTGCTTCATATTCAGAATCAGTTAGTTTGATTCTTTCACCATTAATATTCTTGTACAATTCTGCATTTGCATTTTTTAATGTAGTTTTATTTTCTTCTAATGTAGCCATAATTACTCCTTATTTTTTAATTCCATAAACACAGATTTCACCCCCAGCCAAGTTACCTGAACTTGCATATAGAGTAAATCCATCTACTTGTGTAGCATCATCTAATACAGATATAAATTCGTGTGCATAATGATTACTGCTATCAGCTATAGTAAAAGCATCATGAAAAGCATATTTTACATTTGTACTTCTAGGAAATAAATACATAACTGCATTTAATGCTTCTCTTGTTGCACTAGTACCAAAAGAATAATCTGTTATAACATTGTAGTTAGTAGTGGTTGCATTACCATATTGTGCTGAATTTGCACTATTCATGCTAATTGACCTTTGATTTCTATAATGTGTACCAGTAACATCACTGCCACCACTTCTGTATTTGTAATAAATTTGAACGCCACTAGCAGTGCTTACTGTCATATTAAATAAAGTTACCCAATATTCATCAAACCTGTCATCAAACACTCCATCAAATGTAATAGATGACACTGCTGAAGGAATTGAATCCTTTCTTAATAAGACTGGATTGCCTTTGTTTTCTGTTCCAATATAACTACTTTTGTTTGCCATATATCCTTACCTTTCCCATTTCAAAATTTCCAGCAGACCAGTAGAACCTAATGCCATTGAAAGCTGATGTACTTGCATAACTTGTGGCTGATTTCCAACTCCTGGTTCTTGAATCATTATCTGATGACATCTGTCCTATTCCCCTTTGTATTAACCACTTATCAATAGTTGTACTCATAGGTGTGCAATAAAAAGTACCTGTTGCACTTTCTCTGCCATCTGTTCCTGTATTATTTGATAATATTGCTATATTTTGGTTTTCAACTAATCCTTGACCACTTTCACCCAAACTATCTTCATACCAATACAATGTTTGATATGTGCCAGTTTGTGCAGAAGCATCATCAAGCCAATAAAAAAATAAATTCTTTTTATCTGTTGATGGACGCATATCTTCTACTGTAATTTTGTACATATCGTATTTGCTACTAAAACAATTTTGAAATTCCATGTTAGAATCTCCATCACTAGCAGTAGATTCAGCAGTTAATACCCAACCCTGTCCATCTGTTTTTGCAGTTCTACCCATAAATCTTGATTGTACAAAATTACTTTGTCTATTAGATTGATTAATAGTTTTAAGTCTATTTAATCTTTTGCTTAATCCATATATTCTAAAAGTACCCCCATTTATGTTACCTGAACTCATTTCAAATCCTATGCCATCACATAAAGTTGCAGTTGATAAACTAAAATTAGATTCTGAAAACTGATGAGTACCATCATCTAATTCCAATCCAGCTTCAAACTTTAATACTTTTTCATTTGTAGTAAATGGAACTATCCAACCACGAACAAAAGAACCTTCACCTGTAGCATTACCAATACCAGTATGCACATCATCAGATGTACCATTAGTAGCAGAACTGCCACCTGTTGTGTCAGTAAACCCCCACCATTTACCCCTTTTTGTACTACCACTTATTGCAGAACCACCATTTCTTAATGTAAATTCTAAAGCAACGCCATCACTTACTGCATCACAATCCAGGATTTCTATAAAATAATGGTCATATTCAGCAGTAAAAACTCCATCAATATTTACTGCTGAATCATTTGATGCAATTGTTTCAGCAAGTAAAACCATGCCTTCTCTGTTATCTACACCAATATATTTCATTATGTAATTTCCATCATTGACAATGTTGCATCAATAGATGAACCAGCTTCAGCACCAATTGTTATAACATCTGTAGTTTCAATTACAATTTTTTGCCCACTCATTACTTCTAAAGTAGTATTTGCTGGTACAATAACTTCATTCACTAAAATTACATCTTCATTTGCAGTGTCATTTGCCCCTGTTCTACTACCAGTGTTTGTAGTAAGTTTTACAGTAACATCTCTGTCAGTATCTGTTTTGTTACACAAATTCAAACTTAAAACAATTCCTGTTGTACTTCCAGCACAAGTATATATTGTGCTATAAGTACCAGTATCAATTGCAACATCAGCTATTGTAAAAACTTTAAATGTATTTGCCATATTATTCCTTCCTTATTTATATTTAACCTAATGCTAATATTAAAGCAACTGCGTCTGCTTCACTAATTCCACCACTTGCAGTTGCCCATTTAACCCCTGTTGTTTCGCCACTATCAGCAGTTAACACCTGGTTATTACTACCTATTGCTAACATTTGTGGATTACCTGAACCATCACCAATTAATATATGACCTTTAGTACTCATATCAACTGAAGTTATTGCTGATGTGCCATTACCTATTAAAACACCATTTGCAGTTAGTGTTGATGCACCTGTGCCACCATGTGCTACTGCCAAATCACCACCAAGTGTTATGCTACCAGCAAAAGCTACTGTACTACTACTAGCAGTTGCATTGGGTGTCACTGTCATGTGCGTAGCATAAGAACCACCTATAAAGCTATCTAATGTCATTGTGCCACCATCTGCTATACTCCAACGCCATTTGTCTGCATTATCTTCTCCAGCATCAGCAAACCAATATTGATTCATTGCAGAACCACTAGCCCCCTGAATTGTTATATCTTGTACCCATTCAGGTATGTTACTGCCACCCATTTGTAAAAATGTATTGTCAGCACCCTTTCCTAGCCTGGAAAGTTGTGTACTGGAACTTGCATAAACAATATCACCTGTAGCTTGAGAATCAAAAACGTGTAATCCTACGCCTTCAAATTCTGCTTGTGATAATTCTGTTCCTACTGAACCATGTTTTAATTCATTTGCCATTTATTGTACTCCTTGCGTTTTTGCGTCATTAATACCAGCGTTTATTTGTGCTATGTTTGTTAAAACTACGTTTGATGAACCTTGATTTGTTGGAAAAGTAAAATTACCAGTATTAAAAGGACTGTTTTTATTTAGCCAAGCGTGTGCTTTAGCTGGGTCACCACCTACTGATGCCAATCCCATTACCCCACCATATAAAGCCATTTGACCTTGTGGTGACATCATGCTTGGAAATTCATCATAAATACTGCCACCACCACCAGCATCAGGTGATTGAAAACCACCAATTGCTTTGTGATAATCAATCCATGACTTAGTAGCTACTATAACTGATTCTGTTTGTTCATCTACTGCATCTTTTGTTTTTTGCATTTGTGCATCTAATTGGTCTTGAGCTTCATCAATATCTGATATAACGTGTTCTAACCCTTGTAAAAAACCACCTGATGCTACTATGCTTGTACCAAAATCATCAAGTGCCATTATATTAGCTTCAGTACCATGTTGTAACTTAGGCATAGGTACATTAGCAGTTCCTTCAACAGTATTTGCAAACCTTTGTACTTCTTGGTCTAATGGAACTAATATATCTGTTACTGTACCAAATATATCTGCTAACCTAGTTGCTTCAGATTCAATTTTTAACATTCGCAATTTGTCAACTAAGTCACCTAGTCCTTTGCTTAATATATTTTGTGGCTGAACTAATAGTGCTAATTTGCCCACATCTTCTGTAAGTTTACCCATTGGAATTTCAGCATCTTTTACTGAATCAATATAATCATTAGTAGCAGTTACAGTGTCTATTAAAGCTGGAACAAGGTGAACTGCTAATTCTCTTTGTAAGTCATTAATTTGTTCATTTAATTCTGTTATATCATCTGCTAAATCTTCAGCCATTTGTGATTGCTCATCTGTCCAGTTAGACATTGCCCCAGCTTCTACTAGCAAATCTCTAAAACCTTGTTCACCATTTTCTAAAGCTGGTAATAATGATGTACCAAACTTACCACCAAGCAAATCAACTGCAATTGCTTGTTGGTCTAATGTGTCTGTTACCCCAGCAAGTCCACCAGCAACACGCATAAATAATTCATCAGGTTTTAATCCTTCAAAATCAGTAACGCTTAAACCAAGTTTTGCAAAGGTTTCTATAAATTCAACATTACCTTTCCTTGCATCATCAACACGCATAACTAAAGTACGCATACCTTTTTCAAAACCTTGTATGCTTGTGCCTGACAAATCAAGTGCAATCCTTAAATCATCTAAGGTTTCAACTGATATTTTGGTTCTTGATGCCATCTTTCCAAGCATATCCCCAACTTCAATAAATTCTTTTACTGAAGCAACTGCAAAACCACTAATTGCAGTACCAACTGCCAGTATGCCAACTTTCATTTTATTAAAAGTTTCACCAACACGTTTGCCAAAACTTCCCATTTCAGTTGTTGCTTGTTTTGTATTCGCTTTTAATAATACGCTTAATTCACTTATATTAGCCATTAAAAAATTCTTCCCTTAATTTATTCCACATCTTGACTTGTTCAGGTGACATTTTACTTGCATCTGAATTGAATGTTCTTTTTGAACTTTCAGCCAATCTATAATCTAATATTTGTTTTACCAAATTCCAATCCTGTTTTAATGCCACATCAGGTGTGCAATTAAAAGATTCACACACTATTGATATAAGTCCCTGTTCAGGCATTCCCACTGACCCTGTTGAGTCAAAGATATATCTTGCAAGGGACTTTATACGTTTTTTTCTTCACCTTTTGTTTCACCTGAAGTTGCAGTTATTAACCAAAGTATTTCTTCATTATACAAATCCTTAAAGACTTCAGGATTTTTATAAGGTTTAGCTTTAGGTTCTCCATCAATTCCTGTCCAATTCCAATCAACTATTCTATTTGCTAAAGACTCACAAATTGTGTCCATTGCAACAGATAGCTTTCCTTCATCAACAGAACTTCTGAATGTTCCTAAAGCTAAACTTTCTTTTATTGTTATTACTGGTAAAACCATCACCCATTCATTTTCATGAAGTTTTACTGGCTCTCCCTGTTTTACAATTTCTTCTCCTTCAATTACTTGCCCTATATGAATAATGCAATCTGAAGAATCTACTTCTTTTGGTTTTATTTTAAAGTTTTTCAAAGTTGTCCCCCTTTAATTAATTGTTTAACTTACTGCCCTTGTTAATGCACCACTTACCTGGAAATCAGCAGTATAAGTTGTAGCACCACCTACATCAGAAGTTATTGAATAACTACTGACAAAAGCAGAACCACTATATACTGGTGCGTTAGTTCCAGCAGAAGCACCTGTTGTTTCAAAAGTTGCAGTTGCACTTCCACTTCCTATCCTGGTAAATATAGTTGCGTCCCCTTGAGAAGCCGCTGGGTCAAAAAACCCACTTACAGAATAATTTGAAGTTGGAAGTCCTTCAACAAAGGTACTAGCAGAATCACCAAATGCAGTAACGTCTACAATGTTGACGTCTGTTGTCTGCGTTATAGATGATAATTCATCTTCTATAGCTACGCTATTAAATGAAAAATCTGCTGACTTTCCTGATTGTCTTGCCATTTTTTACTCCTTATTTTGTTAATAAAATTTTTAATAAACTATTTAATATGTTCCTACTTCAACACCCATTGATACCATGCAGTTGAAGTTTGTAAATCCACTATATTGCGTAACATTGATTTGCAAATAGCGTTCACAAGCATCAGTGGTTTGAACTGACTGAACCCCTACACCTGATATTTGTGCAAATGCAAGGAAGTCCCCATATCCACTACCACTTGATGATGAATCTTGTATTTTAATTGTTGCAGTACCACTACCACTTACTGCTGTAACTCTTAAAGTTGCAGTTTTAGTGCTACCAGCACTTAATGTACCTATTGAAGAAGTTGAACCAGTATCAACTCTTGAAGCACTAACTGCACCTGTTCCTGACAAAGCAGTTGAACCTGGTGTGTATAATATT